CTTGGCCCAATCGCAAACAGTGTTATTCAAGACGCCATTTAATTATGAAAACTAGAAACATTATTCAACACACCGAAGACGGCACACCTAACTATTCTAGTAGGTTTGAAGTATACCAACACATCATCCTGCGTAATGGCTGGGAGTATTACCTAGAAGAGGAAGACAGTGACGGGATCGCATATGGTTTCGTGATGGGTTTTGCCAATGAATGGGGTTCTGTGGATATGGCGGAGATTAAACCTTATGTTGTGAGCGTGGCCAAAGGGTCTACCCTTCAAGAGGTATTACCCCCTGACGGGTACGCATGGGAAGGGGGGGTCGTCTAATGAAACGGCATTTGATTGATGCGGTAACTTTATTAGTGCTTACCCCGTGCGTCTGTCTATTGCTTCTGGTATGTATACCGTTAGCCCCTGTCGTACAACGTCTAAACACTTTAGACAAGTAAGATGAAAAACGAAACATTAATTGATGCGGTTTTTATAACAGCTTTATCTATTAGCTTAATCGCAGCCTTATATAGTAGCCTCTGACTGTTACTATAAAACTATTATAGCTTTATACTTGGCACACGGCGGGCTGCACATTCCGTGCCAAAGTCAATTACTATAAACATTTATTAATTATAAATTACTTTAAGGGTGGGACTACGGATGTCCCATCCTCTGTGATAAGCTAGGGCCATGAAAACGATGACGAAAACGACCTTTGGAGCTTGTAAAGGCTGCGGCAAGCCCGCGCTGCTGTTAGAGCATAACGGTGGCCAATGCCTTCTTTGCGTGATGCCTCCTGTGGGTGGATTAACGCCAAACGAAAGGCTTTCGAAAAGTCTCGTGCTTGAAGGCTGCGAGTGCGAGGTATGTGAAAGCACTCGGCAAAGGCTCGGCCACTGAAAAGATTTAACTGGTAGGACTACAGATGTCCCACCCTCTGTGAGATAATGAGCGCAGACATAAAGAAAGGAAACATGAACAACAGCATACAGATAACAAACAACGACGAAGCCCTCATCATTGACGGAGTAGCATACGAGATCGCAATCATCAACGAGCAAGACCACGAAGGCCATTGCTGGCTTTACGCTAGACTCAAAGACGGTGGCGAATACATCTCTTATGATGACGGAGAAACATGGAGCGACATGGACTAAAGGCCATTGTGAATAACTTTTTATCGCATTTTTTAAGTAAATCCCTATAATCAAAACAACATGAAAAACACGAGAAACAACATCACTAAATGGACAAGCTCGAGACAGCTGCGACGTGAACTTAATCGACAGGTCAATATCAATCGCGATCAAAAACATATCTTTTATTGTGAATTGATCATTTCAGCGTGTGTCGGTGCTTCACTCGCATTAAGCTTTGTTTTAATTCATCAAATCTTTTTTGCCTAAACTATTATGAAAAACACTAAACACTGTAACAAACTACGAAAAGAACTCCAGAAGCAAGCGTGTCGCTTTAAGGATAAGAAAAACAATTGGCTTCTATTGCCTCCTCACGGTACTAATGCGCCCGCTTACACATGGCATCCCAATGACCAGCACATTGGCGCAGTGGTGGACTTTGTAAAGGTTCATTACGCCCACGTGTTAGACTTAACGAAGCTGACCCATCGTCGCTTCAGGCAATAGCACTTCAAGCAACCTACCCCCCCCACGGGGAGGGGTAGGGAGCAAGAGGGTGCACTTCCCCGACGAAGCATGGGGGTATACCACCCCCCTATTAAATGAAATCTTTTTAATACTTTTTTTTCAGTGTGTGGGGGCGGGGGTTGGTGTATATCTCCCCATCTCCTGAGGATTCTATTTAGACCCCCCTTATTATTTAGAATAAATTTAAAAATATTTAAAAATAATTACTCACCCTTAAAAATACCGGGGGGAGGGATAAAAAAATATTGATCTTCTAACAAAAACCTTTTAATATAGCGAGATATGACCAGATATGTTTTATTACATTACGCGATGGGGGATAATGTCGTGGCGTTTCGTCATATCACTAATCTAGTGAGGCGGTATCCTGAAGATGAAATCAAATTAATTTTCAATAAACAAACTGAAGGGTTCATGAATTACTGGAATTGGCCGTCAAATATTACACTTTGCCCGCTAACTCCTGTAACGCATGATTTGGATAATTTAATTGCGTTTCCCTATGAAAATAAAGGTCACCCAGAATGGCAGTATGTAGCAGATGAATTTACTAATTATGATGGGGTTAAATATTGTGATTACAGGCCTGCTAGAATTAAAATGCTTCCACCTCAAAACGACGCATTTGTATTTCATAGTTATATTCCTGAAAGACCATACCCACATAAACTATTAAATAGGTTATCAGAAGGTGATACTTCTAAAAAATATATTGCCGTACAACCTATGTCTACTTCTCATACTTTAAGATTTGAAAAAGAAGAACTGGATATTTATGAAAATTGGTTAATGAATAGTCTTAATAATTATTTTAATCATTTTGACATAAAATATGTTTTATTGGGCACTGAAAAAGACGCAGGGATGCTTCCTAATTTGGCCGCTTCACCTTCAACTGATAATTGCCTGAATTTGATTGGTAAAACGTCGCTTGTTGAATTTTGTGATATTATTTTATATTCTCAAGGAGTTTGGGGTATTAGTAGTGCTGGCATTAACATTGGCGATTATTTACTTGGCAAACCGGTATTATCGTGGAACCTTAGAGATATATCCATAGAATTGTTTGATTCCTTTTTACATCATAGTAAAAGCTTGGCCATTAATCGACCTTGGTTAAACGGTGATAGGTTTTATTATGATTATATTAATAATTTTCAAAATTTAATGACTCGATAATGAAAATGCCTATTTCTGAAATAGTGGATAGATACACTATTACCCTTATTAAATCTCAAGAAACAAATGAGGACGTTAATCAGGAGTTACAGGCATACAAAAAAGAAATTGATTTATATCTTAAACAAGACAATAGTTTATTACATTTTATAAAAGAATTAAAAAAAGCCAACCTTACTATCTGGAATTTAGAAACTGAGGCACATCGCCAACTGGATTTAGATTCTAATACACCTTTAACGGATGCACTTTTTAGGGATATCGGAAAAATTGCATTAGAAGTAAGAAAATGGAACAAAATACGTAATGGTATTAAACATGAACTGGTAGAAAGATATTCTGAAGGTTTCGGAGAGATTGAGATTAACTATACAAAAATAAAATACGGAAAAACAGAATTATGATGACACCTGAACAATTTTGGTTTAACGAGGGCAAGTACAAAGCTTACTTTAACGACATCCCTCAACGAAAGCATCCTATCCCAACTGAATTGCGTCCTAGCATGAAAGTTGTACAAGACCTGAACAAAAATAATCCAAACGGGTTAACGGGCGCAGAAATTGGTATTGGCTCATGCCATAATTCAGTTTGCATCTTAAACGGTCTTAATATAGAAAAAATGTATTGTATAGATTGGGGGTCCGATGGTAACGCTGACCATATCACCCCTGAAATTAAAAAACATTTTGATAAAATACAATTCATTAGAAAAAATTCACATGACGCGCATTACGATATTCCTGATAATTCTTTAGATTTTTGTTATATTGATGCGAGTCATGATTACCATGACATTTTAGCTGACATTCATGAATATTACCCCAAGGTAAAAGAAGGAGGTGTTTTATGTGGTCATGACTACAATCTAAAGGGTGTTAATAAAGCAGTTAACCTTTTATGGATGAATGTCTGGAGGCTTAATAATAAAGGGCCTGAACATGGCTATGGTTGCTGTCCTCCCGATCATCCCGGTTTTCCTGAAGAATATAAGGAATGTGGCTTTCCGTTAGATTGGTGGTATGTGAAAGATAAACACATTGATGATTTGAAACTAATCGAGCTAAGAAACACTTAAAAACATTTAATGAAGGGTATAATCTTAGCAGGGGGAAAAGGGACACGAGTCTACCCTTTAACCCAAGTCGTACCTAAATCCCTCTTACCGGTTTATGATAAACCTTTAATTTATTATCCTTTAAGTACATTATTACAAAATGGAATAAAAGAAATTCTAATCATTAGCAATCCTGATGATTTAAGTAGTTTTCGCCGCTTGTTAGGAACCGGTTCTCGATTTGGTGCAACATTTCGCTATAAATCTCAAGGCAGTCCAAAAGGAATTCCTGATGCATTTATAATTGGTAAAGATTTCATAAAAAAAGACAATATTACCCTTATTTTAGGAGATAATTTATTTTATGGAGAATCTACAATTAAAAGAGCAATTAATAGTTTTAAATCGGGCGCTACTATTTTTGCTTATGAGGTAATAAACCCCAACCAATATGGGGTCGTAGAATTTGACAATAAAAACAATGCATTGTCTATTGAAGAAAAACCAATTAGCGCCAAAAGTAATTATGCGATTCCCGGTTTATACATTTATGATAACAATGTTTTAAACATAGCGGCCAATCTTACTCCTTCTAAACGAGGTGAGTTAGAAATAACTGATGTTAATAAACATTATTTAAATGATAAAAAATTATCTGTTTTTAGGTTAAGAAGGGGAAGTGCATGGCTTGATGCAGGGAGTCATGAAAGTTTAGTCAAAGCTTCGGAATATGTTCGTACAATTGAAGAAAGACAAGGTGTAAAAATAGGATGCCCCGAAGAAACAGCCTTCAAGGCTGGTTTAATAAATAAAGTTCAATTTATTAAAAATCTTGAAAAAATGCCAAATACTGATTATAAAAAATACTTAACACGAATAGGATAAAATAATGATTGGATTAATGGGTGCCTCAGGCTATGTAGGTAATGAATTTAGAAAACAATTAATTACGCGTGATTTAGAATTCCTTGAGTTTTCTCGTGAAACTCATAATTATTATAATCTTCAATCTTTAATTAATGGTTTACAGGGGTCTTCTGTGAGTGTTTTAATTAATTGTGCTGGTTATGTAGGCAAACCTAATGTAGATGCAGTTGAAGAAAATAAAGACGTAGCATATAGAGCCAATGTGGACTTGGCACGGCATGTTGCGCAAGTATGCGCCCTAGGAAATATTAAATTAGTTCATATTTCTTCTGGCTGTATTTATAGTGGGGATAATGGGGGAAAAGGATATACCGAGGAAGACTCACCAAATTTTTCATTTGAAACAGGAAGTTATTACTCTGGAACAAAAGCTTTAGCAGAAACACTGGTTGCAGGTACTTTAGATGAGGTTTATATATGTAGATTAAGAATCCCTTTTAATTCAAAAGATAACGAACGTAACTATTTAACCAAACTAATGAAATACGATAAGTTGCTCCAAGCAACTAATTCTATTTCCCATTTAGGGGATTTTGTAGATTCTTGTATTAATTTATTTACACACAAGCTTCCATTTGGCACTTATAATATTGTTAATACCGGTGAGGTAACTACAGAATACGTTGTGGAAAAAATCAAAGAAATCTTAAAGCCCGATAAAACCTTCGAGTTTTTCGAGGGGGAAGAAGATTTTTACAAAATTGGAGCAAGGGCTCCAAGGTCTAATTGTGTACTAGATAATTCCAAATTATTATCTACAGGAATCACCATGCGTTCAACGGAAGAGGCGTTAGTTGATTCATTAAAAAACTGGCATTAAAATGAGATTGTTAGTTACAGGCGGTTTAGGATTTATAGGTTCTAATTTTATAGAGTGGATACTTAGAAACCATTATAAAAAAATAGAATTATTGATAAATTATGATTCTATTACTTATGCTGCAGATTGGTATCGTGATGAGCCATATCATAATGATTCAAAATATTTCTTTAAAGAGGGCGACATAAGTAACCCACGACAAGTCTGTTATCTTTTTTCGAAATATGAACCAACTCATATTATAAATTTTGCAGCGGAAACTCATGTAGACAACTCCATTAAAAATCCAAAGCCATTTATACAAACTAATGTAGTGGGAACTTCTACTTTATTAGATTATGCACGAATGGCTAAAGTTAAAAGGTTTCATCATATTTCTACTGATGAAGTATATGGTGAATTAGGCTCTACGGGGCGTTTTAAGGAGTCAACCCCTTATTCACCTAGAAACCCCTACTCGGCCACCAAAGCCTCCTCAGACATGCTTGTGCGAGCTTATAGCCACACGTATGGACTTCCTATAACCATCTCAAATTGTTCTAACAATTATGGGCCTGCCCAACATAAAGAAAAGTTTATACCGACGGTAATTACCTCTATTTTAAACAAGAAAAAAATTCCTCTTTATGGTAATGGTAAAAATGTTAGAGATTGGATATACGTAGAAGATCACTGTAGCGCTATTTGGAAGATTTTAATTAAAGGAAAGGTGGGTGAGACATATAATGTCGGAGCCAATTGTGAAAAAAGTAATATTGATGTAATAAAAGCTATTTGCAACATTTTTGATGTAGATTTTGAAGATTCAGTAGAGTACGTTAAAGACAGGGTAGGTCATGATTATAGGTATGCTATTGACCCCACAAAAATTGAAAAAAAATTAAGATGGAGGCCTAACCATACATTTGAAGATGGACTTAAAAAAACCATAGACTATTATCATGCATGATTCATTAGTTCCATTTGTGAAGTTTCATATAGATGTATCTAAAAAAACATCAAAAGGCTATGCTTTTTCAGGGTGGGTTCTTCATGAAAAAGAACTCATCCAACAGGTTACTATAAGAGCGGGAAAAAGTTTAGCGCCTTCTGTTGATTTTATCGAAAGAAAAGATGTTTTAAAAGCTTATCCAAATACACCTACCGCATTTGTGGGTTTTAACTTGGAGGTTGAAGATAACCTAGAAAATTCTAAAAATGATCTTGAGCTTTTAGTTAAGTTTAAAGATGAGTTTTTTAAAATAGCTGACTTGAAAAAACCAAAGGATTTATCCGAGATAGGTAAAATTGGTAATAGTCACCCAAGTATAGTGGCTGTAGATGACTTTTATAGTGACCCTGACGCCGTAAGAGAGTATGCCTTGTCTTTGGATTTTAATTATAATAAAAAATACCATAAAGGAAGAAGAACTAAAGAAAGAACATTTTTTAATGGCACTCAAGAATTTTTAGAAGATACCCTTAAGAAAAAAATTACCAGTTGGGACAACCAACCTCATAATGGAGTTTTTCAATATTGTATAGCCGAAGACCAATTGGTTTACCATACTGATTCTCAAACTTATGCAGCAGTGGTATTCTTAACACCTAATGCACCTGCCGAAGCAGGAACTTCATTTTTTAAACACAAAAATAATGGTTTAAGAAAAAAACCTTCTTTAGAAGATTGTGAAAGGTTGAATAAAACTATAGATGAATTATACTGGGAAATGTTTAAAGGAAACTTTTATGATAAAACACCATGGGAAACTGTAGATGTAATAGGTAATGTTTATAATAGAATGGCAATATGGGATGCCAGTCTAGTTCATGCAGCGTCAGAGTATTTTGGAGACACAAAAGAAAGCGGGCGTTTATTTCATATGTTTTTCTTTGATGCTGAATAATTTTTACGTGTAAATAATTATAGAATGGCACAAACGAAAAAGTCCGCTCGCTCTAGAGCAGCGACAAAAAATCAAGTAGCACAAGAAATTGAGGAGGCAATGACTGCCAATCCTAATCTTAACCCCATTAAAAGACAAATAAAGATTAAGCAATTTCCGTGGACCCCAAAACAAAAAGAGTTTTTCAAGATAGCTCTAGATAAAGATACTAAAATAATTTTTGTCAAAGGGCCCGCAGGAACCTCTAAAACTTTGTTAGCTGTATACTGTGCGCTTCAATTGCTTAATATGAAATGCATCTCTGATATAATGTATCTTAGATCAGCAGTGGAGTCATCTGATAGAAGCTTAGGTTTTTTACCCGGTAGTGCAGAAGATAAATTAAGATTTTTTAATCTACCTTTTCTAGATAAACTTGAAGAACTTTTAGTAGAAAGAAGAGTTTCAAAGCTAGAAGAGGAGGGTAGAATCTCAATGTTTCCCGTTAATTTTGCACGAGGAATGAATTGGGCGGCTAAAGGGATTATTCTTGATGAAGCTCAAAATTCAACCATAAAAGAAATAACTACTGTGTTAACTCGGATGGGTGAAGGGTCTCGTTGTTTTATTTTAGCAGACCCAATGCAAACTGATATAAAAAATGAAAATATTCAAGGCGGCTTTGAAAAAATGCACAAGGTTTTTTCTGATCAAGAAAGCGAAGAAAATGGAGTAAGAGTATTTGAGTTTTCAGAGGAAGACGTAATGCGGTCTGAGCTTGTTAAGTTTTTAACAAAAAAATTAAAAGAAATAGAAATTAATTAGAACACTGATCCGCTTCATATTTAAGAATATTATAAATTCGTTTAAGTTTTAAAACTTGTTCATAACAATCTTCAGTGCGATACCTAAGTACATTAAATTCTGCTTCCTTTATCTGTAACTCAAGAAAACCAATAAACCATTCTCTATCTTCTGTACTCAATCGTTTCATTTATTGACCTTATAGATTTAATTTGACCCAATAAGTGGGGGGTATTTTCACACCTTATATAAGGAGTACAAATTGTTAGCGGGTAGTTATTTTTAGTATCTAAACGAACCCCTTCAATTTTCCATTCAGGAATTACAATATCATTTACAAAATCAAACCACCCTTTGCTCTTTAAAAAATTATAATAAACATCTATAGCTTCTTTTTCTGATTCTAAGACAACAGTATAGTTTAATTCCTTTTGCGCCATCATTGTAAGCAGTCTAAAATACAATCCTTCTGAAGGGGGGTCTGAGCTTAGTTCGGCCTTAATGATTAAATTCATTTGGAAAAATCTACTTTTGTAATTTTGTCATGTATAAGGTGAGCCAAACGATTAAGTGACCTCATTTTATCTTCAATTAATTTATCTGAATAATTACAGTAAGGAAGAGTGATTTCACCTATTTGATTAAGGAGGCTTTTTACTTCTCCTTGAAGCTCTTCGTTTGTTTTCATATATAAAGTTTTACACTTTAAAAATTAAAAAAGTTTTTATTTAATCGCTACACTTTCATTTTAAAAAGGGGAAATTTTTTTATTTATTTTTTGTTTTTTTAATGTATAATAATATATGGCCAATAACTTAAAAATATATTGTCATCACTGTGGAGCGGGAAATGTCTATACATTACAAAAACCTAAGTTTTGTCAGGCTTGTGGGCAGCTTATGGGGGGAGCAGTAGCTTCCCACCCCCCTTCACCTAGACCTTCAGAAGCCACAGATGAAGAACATTTCGAAACACCCATTATGGATGGATTAGATTTTGAAGCAATGCCCAATAATAATAATGCACTTACTCTTGGTGATATTGTAGAAGCAAGTGATCCAACAACGCCACCTAGAGAGAGACAGCAGAATAATGTACCAAAAATTGAACCACCAAGTCATGATCAAATTATGGCTGAATTCCAAAAAGAAGCAGGTACTTTGCGCAAGAAATAATACCTGTTATAATTTTGTCTGAAAAGAAGAAACAAATTAAAAAGCCTTCTTTTGAAAAATGTATTAATATAATTGATCAAGAAATTCAAAAACGCCGTGGTAAATGGAATTTAAAATCATTGGCATGGATGGACTTTGATGATATTTCTCAAATTATAAAATTACACATTTTTAAAAAATGGCACCTTTATGACCCTGAGAAGCCCTTGGCTCCATGGTTGAATAGAATAATTTCTAATCAAATTAAAAATTTGGTTAGGAATAACTATGGAAATTTTACGCGACCTTGTTTAAAGTGCGCGGCAGCAGAAGAGCCTGAGGGGTGCGTGATTTATGGAGTCCAATGCAGTGAATGTCCGTTATACAAAAATTGGGAAAGACACAAAAAAGACGCTCATGACTTAAAGGTACCGCTTTCATTAGAATATCATGGACATGAGCTTTCTCACCTTACTTGTGCTCATGAAAATTTTGAAAGGAACGCATCTAAATTGCATGAAGCAATGAAGAATAAATTAAAGCCATTAGAATGGACCATATATAAATATTTATATATAGAAAATAAAAATGAAAAAGAGGTGGCTGATATTATGAATTATACTACATCGGAACAAGGACGGCCGCCGGGCTATAAGCAGATAAAAAATATAAAAAAATCTATTGTAGAAAAAGTAAAAAAAACAATTGAAAAAGGAGAGGTGGACATTATATGAGTGCCAATATTTCTTTATCTGAAGAACAAAAAGATAACATTATTAAAGAGTGGAATTCTAGACCCAATAACCCACCATCTTTATTAGAGCTTATAAAAATCACTTTTCCTGATATGACCGTAGATGGACGAAGTAAAGAGGGGCGTGCTGTAAAGGAATTTTTAGCTACACGAGAAATAAAAGCTCGCGCGGCTCATGAGTATCAAGCGGTAAAATCAATTGAGCTTACAAGCGAAAATAAAGAGTTCATCGATAATAATTATAAAATGATGACTTTTGTAGAAATCGCTCGCGTTCTTTTTGCTGATGAAAAAATTACAAATTTAAATAAAGAGGCTAAAGTTGTTGACGATTACATTAAAAGCATTGACCCAGACCATAATACAGTAAGTGAAATAAATATAATACATGAACAATATAAGCCCCCTAAAACATTTGATAAGGCATTATTAAAAATAAATCAATATATTCCTGTGCCTATAGATAAAGGCAAGATATCACCCATTCAAAAAAAACAAGTCTCTTCATTTTTAGGCTATATAAATACCTATAGATTTTTGCACCAAATTAATACCTATGAAGGGCCATCGGAGAGAGATTTATTTGAATCAAGCTTCGTTCGTTATACTTATGATAAACATGATTTAACCCAAGAAGAAATAGACCAATATATTGTATTAGCTATTGAGGTTGTAATTGCTTCTAATATTCAGCGCAGGGTTGAACATCTTCAACGGTTACTAGATGAGGCGGCTTTAGAACAGAGTGCGGGAGGACAACGTATTGCAATGTCTTTGGTGGAAGCTATAAGTACATCTCAAAACGAATACAATCAGTGTGTTAACCGCCAGCAAAAATTACTTAATGATTTAAAAGAAAAAAGAAGTGATCGCCTTAAAAGTCAATTAAAAGAAAATGCTAGCATTTTAAACCTTGTGGAGATGTGGAAAAATGAAGAATCCCGTAAGAAAATGATTCATCTTGCTGAACTACGTAAAGAAACTCTAAAAGAAGAGGTTGATAATTTGTCTTCAATGGAAGAAATTAAGGCTCGTATATTGGGTGTTTCCGAAGAAGAAATTTTAAATTAAATGATAATAAAAAATAAAAAACTTTTATTTGTTCATATACCGCGCACAGCAGGTACGGCAATTGAAAAATCACTTAGTGTCCCGAGGGGTAAGGCGGTGATGGCTCAACATAAGACTTTTAAGGAATATTTAGATAAACAATCTTTTAATTCTTATTTTAAGTTTTCGTTTGTGAGAAACCCTTGGGATCGTATTGTCTCGTGGTATCTTTGGTCACATGCAGACATTATTTATTATCAAGATATGGCTGATCAAGGGATTTATTGCAATAGTAAAAATCCTGTGCAGGCATGGGACAAGGGTAAAAAAATTATGAGCTCACCCGAAAGCATTCATATAAATAAAAAATTTTATTTGAAATTTAAAAACTCCTTTGCTGCATTTGTAGAATCTTTACCCTCTCAATTAAATAATAATTTAAACTTATCTGATGTTAACATCCATGTTAATCGCCAAAATAGATTAACTGGAAAATGGATAATGCCCCAAGTAGAATGGCTTAAAAATAAAAATGGAGAAATTAATTTAGATTTTATCGGTAAATACGAAAATTTTCCCAAAGATATATCTAAGCTTTTTAAACAAATAAAACATTCAGGTAAAAAAGTGCCAGTTGTAGGTCATATTTTTAATAAGCCTAATTACAGACGTTTTTATACCAAAAAGACGCAGGAGATAATTAAAGAGGTTTATTCAGAAGATATTGAATTTTTTGATTATGAGTTTTAAATGCAAAGCGTGCGATAAGGAATTTGATACAGAGCGCCAATTACATGGTCATTTTAAAGCCCATGGATTACGAGTGACTTCTTATTATCAAAAATATTATCCAAGATATGATTTATTTGATAATAAAATAATAAAATTCAAATCTAAAAATTATTATTTTTCCAATGATTTTAATACGCGCCTTAACCAAAGAAAGTGGCTTGAAAAGCAGCCCCCTTCAGAGGCTAAAGAATATTTAACAAATCTTCTTATTAAGCGCAAAAAGGAAAAAAAATTAAAATTTTCTCCATGTCAAGTAGAATTAAGAACTTTAATGACTCCTTCTATTTTAACATTTGAAAAAATATTAGGTGACTATTATAAAACGTGTTTACATTTAGGGTTTGATAATAAATATGAACCTTGTTCAAAGGTAGAGGCTACAGCCTCGTTAAAAGAGGAGCATAAAATATATATAGATACTAGGGAAAAAGACCCCCTTAAATTTAATATACCTTATGAATCTCATGGGTTAAAATTTGGAGATTATACATTAAATGATAAAGACTTAACTTGTAATTGTTATATAGAAAGAAAATCTTTATCCGACTTTATTTCTACTTTAAGCACTCTCAATTACGAAAGGTTTTGTCGGGAAATAGAGCGTGCTAAAGCTCAAGACGCTTACCTTGTTGTTCTAGTGGAAGATACATTAGCCAATGCTTTAAGTTTTCCTTATTTACCTTATATTTCTAAAAAGATAAAAGCTACACCCGAGTTTATATTTCATAATGTTAGAAAAATTATACAAGCTTATTCTCATGTTCAATTTTTGTTTGTTAAGGGTCGCAAGGAGTCTGTAAGGGTGAGTGAAAAAATATTTTTATCTAAATGTATTTATAAAAAAATCGACCTTCAATTAGCATATGATAAAGGAATTCTATAATGTGGTATTGTCCTGACAAATACAAGGGTAATATACCCGATGTCAATAAAGAATTATTAAAATTAGAAGGAATTCTGGACGACAAGGAGGCAAAAATAACTTTAGCAAAGTTTTTGAATTCAAATTTAGCCTTCACAACTGAGATGTTATCGGGAATTAAGTTAGCCCCTTTTCAAGAGATAACACTTAAGGCCATGATGAATAGAAATTTTTCTATGTGTGTATGGGGGCGTGGTTGCGGTAAAACTTTTATAGCCTCAGTCTTTTGTTTTTTACAGTGTATTTTTAACCCCGGTACAAAAATATTAATTGCGGGACCTACATTTAGAACCGCAAGATTTATATTTAATAATTTAGAAAAAATAGTGGCATCCAAAGATAGCCAACTTTTAATGCAAGCATTTGCAACAAAACCATCAAAGAGAAACGATCAGTTTGAGTGGTCTATTAACGGCGGCACTATTACAGCCATTCCTTTGAACGGTGAGAAGATTCGTGGTTTTAGGGCTAATATTTTGCTCTTGGACGAGTTTCTTTTATTGCCTGAAGATATAATTAAAACAGTTTTAATGCCATTTTTGGTAGCCCCACAAGACATGAAAGAAAGGTTAGCTATTAGAGGTAAAGAAGATTCCTTGATAGCGGCAGGAAAAATGAAAGAAGAAGACAGAATGGTTTTTGAAAACAATTCTAAAATGATTGCTTTATCTTCAGCCTCTTATACATTTGAAAATTTATTTAAAACCTATAAAGAGTGGGCGCAGAAAATTTATTCACCTGAAGAGTCAGACAGTAAATATTTTATCTCTCAGATGAGCTATGAGTCTCTCCCTGTAGAAATGATTGATAAAACTGTAATTGAAGAAGCTCAAGACGGTGGCGCATCTCATTCTTCATTTTTACGAGAATATTGCGCTCAATTTACTGACGGAAGTGACAGCTATTTTAGCGCCAAAAAAATGCATGAATGTACTATACCAGATGGAGAAAATCCAACTACACTCATACAGGGGCGTAAAGGTGCAAAATATATTTTAGGAATTGATCCAAGTTTTAGTAACAGCCCCAGTTCAGACTATTTTGCTATGTCATTACTTGAATTAGATGAGGAGGCGCAACAGAGCACACTGGTTCATAGCTATGCGGTTGCAGGAGGAAATCTCAAGGATCATATTAATTATTTGTATTATCTAATGATAAATTTTGACATTCATATGGTTGTTATTGATAATGCCGGTTACCAGTTTTTAGATAGTGCCAATGAATCAGAGAATTTTTTAAGTAAACAAATTAATCTTAAATTTTTAGATTTTACTAGTCATCTAGAGGGGGTAGATTATCAAAAACAAATAAGAGCCTTAAAAAGAAATTATAATAAAGGAGATGGAAAAATTTGTTTTAAACAAAATTTTACAAGTGATTTTTTAAGAAAGTCTAACGAACACTTACAGGCTTCTATTGATCATAAAAAGATATGGTTTGCTTCTCGTACAACAGCCCATGGTGTTTCGTTTGATAAACAGGCGGCGTTACCCGTTAATTTTAAATTAATTAATGAAAACAACATAAGTGATTTTATCGAAGCGCAAGACGCATTAGTTTACCAGACCAAAAAACAATGCGCCTTAGTTGAAGTAAAAAGTACAGCCAAGGGAACCCAAACATTTGATCTTCCTCAACATTTAAAACGCTCTACAAGCGCCAATCGGGCACGAAAAGATAATTATACTACTCTTATGCTGGCAAACTGGGGTGTAAAGTGTTATTATGATATGGTAAACTTAAAAGAAAATGAAACAAATTCTACCTTTATACCACAAATGTTCGGTTAAAAGGTGTAATATTAATTAAATATTTACAATTATGAGCACCCCGGCCAAAAAGCCCCGTAAAAGAGCCGCCAAAAATAAGGCTTCTGCATCAAAAAGCACCGCTACGGCAAGTGCTTCCACTAAGTCGCCTGATGATGAGGTTACTCCGCTTATGGCCTACCAAGAGTCAATAGCCTCTATTAATACCAATGTTACCTCTAACAGACGAAATAGGGCTGCTAATATAGAGAGAACAGATAAATACAAAAACATTGATGACGGTCTTGTGCCCTTTAGGTATACGACTGAATATGGTTTGGCTTCAGCTAATTCTTTGGATGTAAGAGATGCTGTTATTTTATGTCAAAAGGCATATTACAATTTTGCCACCTTTAGAAATGTAATAGACCTTATGACCGAATTTTCTATTGGGTCTATTTATTTTAAAGGGGGGAGTAAAAAATCTAGAAAATTTTTCGAAGCTTTATTGGATAGGTTGAATATTTGGGATTTTCAAGATAAATTTTTTAGAGAATATTATCGTTCTGGTAATGTATTCATTTATCGTTTTAATGCCAAAGTTACCCCTGAAGACATAAAAAAAATTACTCAAACCTTTGGGGCTAAACGTGGACTTAGCAATGCGTCTGAACAGTTAAAAATTCCAACTGAATACATTTTATTAAATCCTGCCGATATTAGAATGACGGGTACTTTATCATTTAATAACCCGGTTTATTACAAAATGGTTTCTAATTATGAGCTTCAAAGATTAAAAGACCCTCGGACAGAGCAAGATAAGGAAATGTTCGATGCTCTTGATAGTCAAACTAAAAAATTAATAAAAGAACACAGAAATGCAGCGGTTCGAATTCCATTGCCGATAGATAAGGTTTTAGGGGTGTTTTATAAAAAACAAGATTACGAGCCTTTTGCAGTTCCAATGGGTTACCCTGTTCTCTCTGATATAAATTTTAAAGATGAATTAAAAAAAATGGACATGGCAATCGCAAGGACCATGCAGCAAGCAATTTTATTAGTAACAATGGGTACTGACCCAGAAAAAGGTGGGATAAACCAACGAAATCTTCAGGCCATGCAAGAGCTATTTCAAAATGAATCTGTTGGTCGAGTACTAATTGCAGACTATACTACGAAAGCAGAATTTGTGGTGCCGGGCATTGGTGAATTAATGGACCCCAAAAAATACGAGGTATTTGAAAGGGATATAAATAATGGTTTAAACAATATTTTAGTTGGTGGAGAAAAGTTTTCTAATCAAGAAAGCAAGGTTAAAGTTTTTGTGGCTCGTTTACAACAAGGGCGCCAATCATTCTTGAATAACTTTTTGATACCTGAAATTAAAAAACTTTCAAAACAACTTGGGTTTAAAAATTTTCCCACCCCTTATTTTGAAGAAATGTCTCTTCAGGATAGCGTTCTCAAGGATCGTGTATATTCCCGGTTATTAGAACTTGGGGTTCTTACACCTCAAGAAACTTTCACGGCTATTGAAAGCGGTAGGCTACCTGATAAAGAAGCATCTTTAGAGTCACAAAAAGAATTTATGGAGCAAAAAAATGAGGGGCTTTATTCTCCATTAATGGGGGGCGGTGGTAATGCCCCTATAAAAATTGTAGAAGAAGATAAAAAAACCTCTAAGAAAGAAGAGGTAGAAAAAGTCGAAGAAATCGAAGAAAATAAAAATATACCTAACGAAGCTGGACGCCCTCATGGAACTGAGGGTATACCGCAGTCCACCACCAAGCAAACGCCTGTTGGAGAGGGCGTAAATGCTGAAGCTTACAGTTTAACCAAAGTTAAAGAAAATATGATTTTGGCTCAAAAAATAGAGCCATTAGTAAGTAGTCAATTAAAAAAACAACACAAGATAAAAAGACTTAATAAAGCCCAAAAAGAAATTGTTTCTCAGATCACGGATACAATCGTAATTAATGAAGTGCCTGATAATTGGGTTAAATCCGTAGCTAAGTATTGTAAAAACCCCATTGACCATAATCCTGAAAGAGTGGAAAAAGTTCAGTCTCTTGCTAGGGAACATGACCTTAACATTTATTTAGCTAGTATTTTGGCCGCCAGTTTAAAAAAGGAAAATTAATTTATGAATGAAGAATTAGACAATCATCTTGAAGACAGCCTTGAGGATCATATAGAAGAGATTCAAAAAGAAGAGAATCATATTAGAACCGTAGGTTATAATGAAGAGCCTACAGACATTATGATGCCTGATATTTTGATGCCTCCCCCTCAAACAGATAATACAAAAAAGATTATTAAAGATTCAGTAGATGTGGCATTTAAATTTGCCTTCGTAGGTGCAGGACAAGGAGGTTCTCGTATTGTAGAAAATTTTGATAAATTAGGATATAAAAGATCGTGTGTTATAAATACTGCTCAACAGGATTTAAATACAATCAACCTTCCAAATAAATTATGCTTTGGAGAGGGCGGCGCTGGTAAACGCCCCGAGATTGCAGCCAAAGCTTTTAGAGAAAAGAGAGAGGATATTTTAGATTTTATGCGTACCTCTTTCGGAGACTCTGTAGATAGAGTTTTTGTTTGTGCCGGTGCGGGCGGTGGAACTGGGGCTGGTTCTGTAGAACCACTGGTTAATACAGCAGTAGAATTACAATCTGCTATAGGAGGTTCTAATAAAAAAGTGGGTGTAATATTGGCTCTACCTAAATACTCGGAAGGTAAAAAGGTTAATGCTAATGCCCTTCAAACTCTGGAGCGTACATGGAAATTAGTAGACCAAGGTATTGTTTCGCCATTAATTTTAATTGATAATGAAAAAGTTGGTCAACTTTATCCAAATTTAGTGGTTTCCGAGTTCTGGGAAGTCGCTAATAAAAGTATGACAGGATTATTCCATTTATTTAATCATACAGCAGCCAAAGACAGTACTTATTCATCCTTTGATTCTAATGATTATAAAATTATTTTAGATTCAGGCTTAATTGTGTTTGGAGCTTCCCCGGTTACCGACTGGAATAATTCAGTAAGTATTTCTAGGGCTGTAAGGGAAAATCTTAAAAATAATTTATTATCAGGAGGGATCAATTTAAATACTGGAAAATCGGCTGCCGCCATTATAATTGGTGGTACCGAACAACTTAATACAATTCCCCAAGGGTATTTAGATCAGGCATTTGATCAATTGTCTAGAATGTTACAGCCCAATAGCGTGGTACATAGAGGTATTTATAGCGGCAACCAAAATGCACTTAATGTTTTCACTGCTATTGGAGGCTTAGATTTCCCAATGGAAAAGGCCGAAGAATTAAAAAAATTAGGCGACTTACATAATTAAGAAAGTTTTTTTTCTTGAATTTTAAAGATGCTGATGTAGTATAATATTGATATGGCTAATACAAATAAAAATGATATTAAACCGGGCTGGAAAACTACTGAATTCTGGCTAACAAGTCTAACAGTTTTGGCGTCTCTACTTTGGGGTGCTGATATTGTGAATCCTGACGCCGCTGGTACGGCAAACAAAGTTTTTGGTTTTGTAATCGCCGCCCTTGGGGCAGTGGGTTATACCGTTTCTAGAGGGCTTGCCAAGAAAGGTGGCTGATGGGTTGGTTGACAGCTTTAATTAAGGCTGTTTTAGAGTGGCTGACCGAGGAGGCAAAAAAAGACTCCAAAGCGTCAGACGCCGACGCAACCCCTGTGAAAATTAAAAAAAGCTGGGCGGAGAGAATAAAAGAACAAGAAACAAAAATGGCAGAACAAAAAAAAGAAAATGAAAAAAATTCTAATTCTAATTAGTTGTGCTATTTTAATCACTGGATGCGGAAGTACTCGAGTTGTTTTTGTAGACACTCAATCTGACTTAGTTCGCTTGGGTCCTGATGTTACAGGCAGGGTATATGTAAATAAAAATGGATCTTGGGTTCTTTCAAAAAAGAAGGTTAAACTCCCCGAAGGTTGGTATGCTGGAGGCATCCCCAAAGAAGAATAAATTGTAATTGTAACACATCATGCTCCACGCGGGCGTTGCACCCATAAAGGGGGAGACCGAAAGGTTTCCCTCTTTTTTTTTAAAAAAATGGTGTAATAATTTATATGAAAAATCTCGTGACGAATATTTTAAAATGGCTTCGGGATAAAGCATTTTTTATTTTTTTATACATCTTTCTTTTATTAACTGGGTTTGGAGTAGGTCATTTTTTTACATTTGTAAGCGCCGAAAAGGAATTGATTAATCAGCATCATATTAATTTAAAAGAGAAATCTTTACGCATGCACTATGAGGTTATAATAAAAGATCAGCAAAATATAATACGCAATCAAAAACAGACGTTAGACAGCATTAAAAAATGGATGGAAGATAATGGTATTATTCCTAAAACTCGTCACGAAGCTTAAAAATGAGGTACTATTTATTTCATAATGAAATTATGGAAGTTTTAAAACGACGGGAAAATTATTTTAAGGGGTTACAAACCACCGGCTCTAATCATGATCATAAAGTTGCGATGAGAGGTTTATTAATTATTAGAGCTTTAAAAAAGGAATTTGAACAAAAACTTAAAGAAGTAAAATGATTAAAAGTATTGCAATGTTTTGCATTTTGATGCTTTCAGGGTGCGGTATTTTACAGTCTTTAAAAGAAACCCCAGCTAACCGTTATCTCTACAAAATAAATAAAGACCCTATTCATGTTAATAGTTGCGGTCCCAAGGCTTTATATAAGGCTTTAAAAAAGCTAAATCATCATATCACCATAAAGGAAATAAGCTATAACATCCAAGAGGGTGGGGATATTGCCAGAACTCTTTTAGCTTTATTCGATACAGAAGCCCGTTCGATAACGTGGCCTAGTGAAATTAAAGCTTTTCTTAAAGAACACGGTTATATTCTTACAGAGGTAAAAAATATAGACTCCTTACATCCAAAAAGCGTAGCAATAATATTAGTAAAAAAAGCAGGGGGTTTAGATTATCATTGGATGTGTTTTCCTGTAGATGCACATATCAAGACTTTTTATGGATCTAAAACTATTGTAAAAATGGTTTTATTAATTAACCCAAAAAAATCTTGATCCTTTTTCAAATACCAGTTAACATGACTCTACCTTATAAAAGGTACTAACATGAATAAATACATTAAATTAAGTATTGTTGGAGCTACTCTACCTCTTATGGTGGGGTGTGCTGTTACTCAAAAACTCCCTTCTCTTACTGTAGGGGGTGCGGCAAACAAAGACGCCTTAGTGGGTGTGTCCGCAGGTAAAAAGGGGCTTTCTGTAACGGCTCCATTGGTAAATTTGGATGTTCCATTGCCAACTGCAAAAGCAGAAAAAAAGAAGTAATTTAACAATTACATTCTAACACACAGGCCACGCTTATAAAGCGTGGTTTTTTTGTAAAAAAATATTTATTTTTTATTATTTAGGTGTATAATTTATTATATAATGAACCAGCTAGATTTTGAATTAAATGAGCCTGCTCAATCTGACTTAAATCAGGATGAGATTAAAGAAGATATTAGCGCTTCTTCTGAAGGTACCTCGGACGAGCAAGCTATTAAATTTTCCGTAAAAGTAATAGAGGCGTTAACTCAAAAAATGGAAGAACATAATTCAAAATATGAGCGTCAGGTATCGTTAAGTGCTTTAAAAAAGGTGTACCGGCGAGCAGCAGGAAATGTTTACGCTCAACCTTACGAATTAAAAACGGGGAATGGTGAATGGGCAATGGCCCGTGTTAATGCTTTTTTACGTTTGCTAAGTGGAGACAGACAAACCCTTGCTTCTTGTTCGGCAAGTATTATTGCTGTGGGCGTGCCTGTAACTGAAATAGATGCAACTGAACAGTGGCTTCCTGAAGAGCAAGATTTTATTACAGCCCGCGCTGATATTGAAAAATATGAACTGAATTATGATTTTAAAAATGTTGATGAATTATATCTTGATGATTATCAAAAACTAGATTTTGATTTTAGATATTAATAAAAAATTTTATGAAAAATATTAAATTGCAGTGCAATGGTAAAGAGGGCCACCTTTCTGGTGGCGAGATTAAATGCAAAAAGGACTGTAACAACTGTACGGATGAATCCTGCGATTGCCGTTGTCATCATTGTGATAATGATGAAAATAAACCTGATGTTTAAAACAAAATGAAAACTCACAAGTATACCACGATTTTTAGCTCTGAAATTAAACCTTTAGTTTCAGAAGAAAAGGATAAATATCTCGCTATGGCCAGTTTAATGGAGGTAGCTGATTTTATTCCTAATATTGACACATCGAAAGATGTAGATTTACTACCCGTGGCATTTAATGCTTGTGTAGCTAATAGGGTTAATAAAAATGGAGATGTAGTAGATACCCCTACGGCATTAGCCATGTATAATAATTTTATTAATAAGCCTATTAATATCGAACACAATAGACAAAAAGTAGTAGGTGTTATTTTAACAGCTGGTTTTAGTGAATTTGGTACTGATAGAGTTTTAACTGCTGAAGAGGTAAAGGATACAAATTCGCCTTTTAATATAGCTTTAGGTGGTGTAATCTGGAAAGTAGTTAATAGTGAATTAACTGACATGATTGAAAACTCAAGTGATCCAACGAGTGATGATTACTTGAAAATTTCCGCCAGTTGGGAACTGGGGTTTAACGAATATAATATCGTGGTATTAGGAGGCGAAGAAAAGAACCTAGAAAATGCGCAAATTATAACCGATATTGAAAAAATAGATCAATTAAAGTCTTCTTTAAAAAGTTTTGGTGGGTCGGGCCAGACAGAAGATGGTAAGTCAATTTACCGACAGGTAATAAATGATGTTGTACCTTTAGGTATCGGCCTAACAGAAACTCCCGCTGCTGATGTAAAAGGGGTTGCTACCGCCACTCAAAAGGACAACGAAGTTAGTGTAAAAAGTACAGAAAAGAGTCAAATTGAGGAAAAAAACAGTTCTCAATCTAAAGAAAATAATGTAACAAATCATAAGAAGACGGAGAATATAATTATGGAAAAAATTAAAAATATCCAAGATATTCAGGATGAGTCTCTTGTAGCGGGAGAATTAAAGGCTTCCGTCATCGTGGATTTCATCGAGAACCAACTTCAAGAAGCTTCTGAGAGTTATTCACAGAAGCAAACTGAAGTTCAAGATAAATTAAAAGCTGCTGAAGAAGAGCATGCCTCCCTCGTTAAAGACCATGATGGTTTAAAAGAGGAAATGGAAGCAATGAAGCAGGAGCTTGACACCATCAAGGCAGAACAACTAGCTCAATTGGCTGAGGCCAAGTTTAATGAGCGGATGGCTCACTTTGATGCAGAATACGAACTTTTAGATGAGCATCGTCAAGTCATTGCTACTGATATCAAAGATATGAGTGACGAAGACTTTGATAGTTATTCTAAGAAAATGGAAGTTCTTTTAAGTCGCCAAAAGTATGGAGGCAATAAGGGTGATATCCCTGATGATGATCGCAAGAAAAAGGGTCATCATGGTAAAGGCCCCAAGCGTAAGGAAACCGCTGATGAAGAAGGCGAGGTAGACTTCAAAAAAGACGTTAAAGCTGCTGATGTAGAAACTGAGGCTGTGGAAGAAGAAAGCGCTGCTGGAACCCTCGATGAGGTGTTGGACGACGCAGAGGTTGAAACAACCGCTGCTGTTCCTGCCACAACGGACGCTTCTGAACCCACTGTTTATGATAAATACAAGTCAGCTTTTAACGTGGACCAGTTTGAGATTACTCAATAGTTTATTATTAAAAAAGGAAAAATATTATGGCTAATAGCAAATTAAAACCCTTCAGGGATTACGATGAGCACGATGTCATCAATCTTTTTCGTTGGAGTGGAACGGTGCCTGCTTATAGAGGTACGGTTGTAACCATTCAAACGGGATGGATGGAATCTGATGAACTTCAGATGCTTGGCAACGTGGGGGCATCTTATGTTGATGTTCAAAGTCAACGCTACGGCGTTCAGGCAATGGTGAGAGGAGCCTTAACTGGTGATGCTCGTCCATTGGGAATGCTTCTTCACGACGTGAAGGAGACCGATGAAAATGGCGAGAAGCTTATTTATAACCCGCGTAAAGTTGCGGAAATGGAAGTGGCACTTAGTGGTCAAGCCGTTCCTGTGGTTACGAAGGGTATCTTCTTGGTGAGTGGTGATACCATTTCAGCACAATCGCCTGAGCCCAACCAAGCCCTTTATGTGGATGCCAACGGTCAGTTAACGACTGGTTTCGCTGGTACCGATCAAAAGGTTGTTGGTAAGGCCTTGGGTAATGTTGATGCCACCAATAAATCCGTTCTCGTTAAACTTGAACTCTAACATTTTAATATAGGAGAAAATTTAAAATGAGATTAAAATTAAAAAATACCCCCGAGCAGGTAGAGCTTATCAAAGCGATGGGTTCTAAAAATCCTGCTGTTGCTAAAGAAGCGTCGGAGGCATTTGCAGCTTTTCTGGGACCGGTTGTGAGACAGGTTATTTATCAGGCTGCTACTGCTGCGAATATTTATTCAGACGCACCTTACGATGAAGATGATAGCCCGAGCTATCCTTTAGACCTTTATTACAATGAAGGCGATAACTTCATTCAGGTGTGGAGCCAAAACATGGCTGGTGGTTTACCCACCTCACATGTTGAGGGTCTGCAAGAACTTAAAATCTCGACCTATCGTTTAGATAGTGCCGTTAGCATGAATAAGCGTTATGCTCGTAAAGCTCGCTTAGACGTGGTTAGCAAGGCTATCGAAAGAATGGCGAATGAGATTGTTGTGAAGCAAGATAGAAATGCATGGGCTATTATCTTAAAGGCCTTGGCGGAAGCCACGACCAGTCCTGCTGCTGGAACTACGTTACGGCACTTTCTCAGTTCTGTTGGAGAAGGGACTAGCGCTGGTTTCTCTAAAACATTTGCTTTGCAAGACTTAAATGAAATCATGGAACGTATGGCCCGTATCAACGAGTCTTATGCTGGAGGTACTCCTGCTGCTGCATACAGCAAAGGAATCACCGACTTGTATATGTCTCCTGAAAAGGTGGGCGATATTAGAGCCTTTGCGTATAACGCGGTTGGCGGTTCTACTGCTGGAAACTCGGTTACCGATCTTCCTGATCAAGTAAGAACTGACATCTTTAAGGCTGCTGGTAGTCAGGAAATCTACGGCGTGAACATTCACCAAATGCTTGAATTTGGTAATGACACTAGTGGTAACGGTAAAAAGTATACTACGTTATTTAGTACATTTGCTGGCACTACTGAGTATCCTGATATTAATGGCAGCACTGGCTCGGACTATCAGTTCGAGCTTGGTGATGGTGATGACCTTATCGTTGGCATCGACAACAGCAAGGGTGCATTTGTGCGACCCGTTGCTCGAGGCGAAGGAGGAGAAACCTTTACGGCTATCCCCGACGATCAGTTCTATGCCGCTCGCGCGGACAAGATGGGTTGGTACGGCTTCTTGGAAGAGGGTCGTGTCTGTCTCGACGCCCGTGCTATCGTGGGTATGAACCTACGGGCTGGCGATTAAGGTTTAATACCTTAATTAATTATAACCCCCGCCTTCGGGCGGGGGTTTTTTCTTTATTTTTTGCTTTTTGTGGTGTACTTTAATTTTAAAGGAATATATTATTATGCCTAAATCTAAAAAAAATGTTTCAAAATCTAAGGGAACTCCTAAAAAAGCTTCTGCTCGTAAAAAATCTAAATCAGTAGAAGAATTATCTCAAACAAATGGTCAAGTTGAAAAAACAAAACCCACCACTTTAGATCAAATTTGGGGTGATGACGGAACAAGTCGTTATGGTGCAATTGAGGAACATGAATATAAGCATCAAATTGATGGCATGAATCGTACCGATCTTCAAATGCATGCCGCTAAAATGGGTTTAATGCCTGTAGACAATAGAGATCAATTGACCAAGAGATTAATGAGGGAATTTCGTAAGTATCGTAATCAATACATTGCCCCACCGCAAACTAATGATGTTGCCGGTACGGATATCCCCGAAAACGTCCTTAAAATTTTGCGAGAGGGAAGATAATTTCTATTGTTTAAAGAGTAATTTTAATGTAAAAAAGTGTAATATGAGGTGTAATGGCAAGCACCTATCATTTTAATGTTACTCAGGGTTCGGAATTTTTTGTTCGTTTTCAGGTAAAAGGAACTGGTGGAAATCCTTACTATTTGTCCGACCCTTATTTGGGAACCACTGGTTATGAGGTAAGTGGCGTTGCAAAATACCGTTATGGAGATACCGGTATTATGATGAACTTAAAACCTTCTGGGGTTTCGGGGCTTGCTCAAAGTGGTTACTTTGATATTAAACTTTATGCTAGTCAAACCCAGAATTTACCAGTGATGGAAGGGGTATATGGTATAGAAATTTATAGTGGTGCGGGTGTAGGACAATTTGTAGACAAGGCTGTTAAAGGTAAATTTAATGTTTACCCTGAGGTTACAAAAGGCGGTTATACTTATTAAAAAATGTCTACCGTAGAAGTTATAGTTAGTGGTCGATCAGACGCTACCGCTGTAGTGGCGGGGAGCACCTCTGCAACCGCGACTGCAGGCGCACAAGGAGCCCAAGGTGCACAGGGTCATCAAGGTGTAGAGGGAAGCGCTGTATACAGAGGGTACCAAGGTTTTCAAGGTTATCAGGGTGTTCAAGGTAATCAAGGATTTCAAGGTTTTCAAGGGGACCAAGGAAACCAAGGAAACCAAGGTAATCAGGGCTTCCAAGGTTTCCAAGGTAATCAGGGCTTCCAAGGTTTCCAAGGTTTTCAAGGTATTCAAGGTGTACAGGGGCCATCTGATGGAGATCAGGGTGAGCAAGGCGTTCAGGGAGTTCAAGGTAACCACGGCCCTCAAGGTGTATACGGTGGAGATAGTCAAGAATTTAACTGGAAAACTACGTTAGTAGGAGAAGGTGTATTGCCCGGTAAATCTTACATTGGTATTAATTCACCTAGCAATTACAATAATACTACTAAAATTGTTTTATCTGATTTTAATATTTTTAATGTTTCAGTTTTAGACTGGAATAGGTCCCTTGATGATAACACCACTAATAATCCTTTAGGAACTTTACGTGTTTTTAAAACAGCTGATTCTTCAAGGTTTTTAACATTGGATATTACTGGTCAATCAACGTCAGGTGGGGCCGGTGATACTGCAGCCCATATTATTCCTGTAGAATTTATTGCTAGTGGAAGTGGTTCTTTTTCTCTTCACGAGGATGTTGTCGTTTCATTTGCTGTTGCTGGTGACAAGGGGGACCAAGGACCTCAAGGTTATCAGGGCGATCAGGGTAATCAAGGAAATCAAGGGCAACAGGGGATACAAGGAAATCGAGGTTTTCAAGGAAATCAAGGGAATCAAGGTTCTCAGGGCAGGCAAGGAGAACAGGGCGTACAGGGTGTACAAGGCAGGCAAGGTATACAAGGTATACAAGGTATACAGGGACCGTCAGACGGAGATCAAGGGGCTCAAGGTGTGCAGGGTTCTCAAGGTTATCAGGGATTCCAAGGTGTGCAGGGTGATCAAGGCGCTGGTTACCAAGGGTTCCAAGGTTACCAAGGCTATCAAGGATTCCAAGGTTACCAAGGCTATCAAGGATTCCAAGGTTACCAAGGGGATCAAGGC